ATCTCGTGCACCGGCTGTGTGCTCATCGCCGCGCTTTAGTGCAGAGAAAGCCGATAAAAATACAGCAAGCCACAGAAGATATACTCCATCTTTACTGTTACCGGCGCGGATCGCGTTGTGTCATTTATACGATAAGTCTCCCGGTTTCTTTTATTTCTTTGAGCATGACGTGGAATTTATCCAGCATTCGCGTAACCCCGCGGCCGTCCTTATCGCCAAAAAATGGCCCCATGTATTGAGGTGAAGAAGCAGCTGGCCGACAATCGTCAAGCCGTAGCAGACCGCTACCAAACGGGCCTGCCTGGACAAAACCGCCCGAATTTGACGGCCCGGCCTTGGCCCAGCGAGCGTTACGCTCCCTGAGCGCCATCTCTTCCATGCGCCCCGCCTGCAGGCGTCCCTCGATTTCGCCGAAATCAAACTGTTGTTTTGCCGCAAGCTTGACGGCACGATGCCCTTGCAAGGCGCTTATCTCTTGCTCGTTTAGTGGCAATCCCAGCTTAGCTTTTCGGGTTAGCTCGTCAAAGTCATAAGCTACTTCCATTTCATAATCCTCCTTTTTTCTTGAAATAAATGTCGTTTTCTTTCGATGTGGTGATCCCGCTGCGTTCTTCTTGTCGCTGAATTTCACGTAATTGCCGTTCGTCGTCCTTGAGCGCGTCCTTGAGTTCGCCTTTTTTAAATTCCTTATGATCAAAAAATGCTTTCAATTTTTATCTCTCCTCTCGATTGATTTTTGCTCCGCATCAGGGCCAAAGGAGTCAATTTCAATTAAGCTATCCTTGATTTCCTTGACCTCCGCCTGTCTCTTTGGAACCCAGTTTTTTTCTTGCTCTTTTATCTTTGACATTTGCTCCCGATAGAGGCGCTCTAATTCCTCGTCTTTGATTACTTCGGGAAGATCAGGTGGTGGAGGTTCCGGTTGGATTTTCGATAATTCGATTTTAAGGACTTCTGGAAGAGGCAATCCCAATAGGTTGATGCGATACGCCGCCTCTCGCGCCGTCATTTTCCCTGAAAGAACGCCATTTAAAAGGTTTTTGGCATCCTTGGAAACAGCAGGAGTTGTGTCACTGAATAACTTGAGATATCGCCCCAGCAGCTCAAGATTTTCCTTTTTGCCGGAAAGTTTGAATTTGATTTTTTTGATTGGTTTTGCTCCATCTCCAGCCCCTTCAGTGCCTTCTTCGAGACTCAATTCCTGAATTGCGGTTGCCTGATCGCGTGTGATCCTTGAGAGATCAACATAGGCAGTTCCATCTTTTTGAATGGTTATGTAATCAAACATGTTGGCAAAGGCCATCTTTGCAATTTCGTGCAAAACTGTTTCGCTGGTGATTTCGAGTTTGCTTAATCGCTGACCAATGTATCTATGAATGTTTGCCAGAATGTCAGCATTTGTCAGCATTCTCGCGCCGTTTCTTCGCGCAACATTTTCGCTCACGCGGTACCCTGCACGCAGGTAAGCCTTCGTTGCGTTCATGTCCACAAGATATTCGCGGACAAAAAGCTTTTGTCGAATGGTTAATTTCCTTTTCATTATTGCTTTGCCTGCTTTTGAAGTTCTTTCCTCCGTTCCGACCACCTTGTAGCTTGCGATTGGTAGTAAGCGGCCAATGATGCACAAAGGCCATCAATTTTTTTTGCGACTGCAACGGATTTCGTTTTCGCCGTCCGGTCAACATGCTGTTGCCCTTTCAGTGCTGCGAACTCATCCATTAAATCCATGAACTCTTCGCTCTGCTTTTGAATTTCCCTTGGTAATACAAATCTTTCTTTCATTGTCATACTTTCTCCTTTCCTTCTTTTTTTTGCGTTTTAATCCTCACGGTTTTGGGCTGTTGCGATTCCATAAATCGCTGCATTGCCTTGATAATTCTGGTTTTGCGGTCACCGCTGGTCATGCTGCATGTCCTTGAAAGTTTGCGTTTCCGGGATGAAGCGTAACTTGATTGTGCCTGTCGGACCGTTGCGGTGTTTCGCTATTTCGATTTCGGCGATGCCCCGATCTGGATTATCAGGACTTTTATTGTAAATTTCATCCCGGTAAATGAAGGCGATCACATCCGCGTCCTGCTCGATGGCGCCGGATTCGCGCAAATCCGAAAGCATTGGATGTTTGTTTGGCCGACTGTCAACCTGCCTGTTCAATTGTGATAGGCCAATAACAGGAATATCCAATTCTCTTGCAATTGCTTTGAGCGTCCTGCTGATCTCTGCAACTGCCTGCTCGCGGGTGTCGTGCCGCCCAGGGACACGCATCAATTGAATGTAATCAACAATGAGCAGACTCAATCCATGCTCCGCCTTTAAGCGCCGGGCCTTTGCTTGAAGCTCCATCGGTGTTATGTCCGGTTTATCATCAATGAAAAGTAGGGTTTTTGCCATGGTTTGGGCGGCGCTGACAAGTTTCGGCCATTGATGATCAGGAATAAGGCCCCGGCGAAGATGACGGGAATCAATGCCGGTTTGCCCGGAAAGGTAACGCATCATCAAGCTTTCGCCGGGCATTTCCAGAGAAAAAATGGCAACAGGCTTGCCTTGTAAAGCAACATTTTGGGCGATTGATCCGGCAAAAGCAGTTTTACCCATTGCGGGCCGTCCGGCGATAATAAGCGATTCACCGCTGTTCAGTCCGAGGATCAGGTTGTCGAAATCACGATGACCGGTTGCAATGCCTGTCAAAAGATCACCTTTTTCATGCCTGCTTTCAATATTTGCGATTGTCTGCTTGACCAAATCATAAGAATTGTGGGTTGTGCTTTTCTCTCTTCGAATAGACAAAGACAAAATGGATCGTTGCGCCTGTTCAAGTGTTTCCGTTATATCAACCGCGGTTGAAAATGCCGCGTTGATGACCTTCTGCGCCTCGTCAATGATGGTGCGCCGTATTGCGTATCCCTTAACGATTTCTGCATAGTGCCGGACGTTTGCCGCCGAAATTGCGCCGTCCATGACCTCAGCCACATAAGCAGGTCCGCCCGCCTTTTCAAGATTGCCTCGACTTTGAAGCTCATCCCCGACGGTTATTAAATCCGCCACACCGCCGCGATTAATCACGCCCAGGCCCGCTTGAAATATCAGACGGTTTCCTGCGTGATAAAAATCTGATCCGTCCGCCTGAAGGATTGAAAGCGCTTCACCGGCTGCCGTGTTTTCGAGAAGAATGCCGCCGATAACACCGCGTTCCGCGTCAAGGTTAAATAGCTGCGCCGTTCCGTTCATGATTCCCCTCGCAATAAACACAACCGTTTTCCGTTAAGTCTGACTTGACGATGATCCGCCGCCCGCACCGTTGACACCTTATGGCCTCCAATGATTCCGGTTTCCTGTGTTCTTTGACCGCGCCTGTGCTTTTCATTTTCGCAAAAAGCTGATCGTATTGTTTTCTTAGCTTGGAGGTGGAAAGAATATTGCTCCGCCAAAATTGATCCCGTTGACACCATTCGATGACTTGGCCGATTTCCGAAACGTCGCGTTTGTCAATGCGGATCATCAAGTCAATGTCTTTGGCCCAGGCTTGAATGTTCGGTTTTTTGTGTTTTGGGTTATTGCTGACTATTTTTGAAAGAAGTAACTCTGCAAGTCGAATCTCGTCAGAGTTCGACAAGAAGGTTTTTATGTATTCTTTCTCTATTCTTTCTCTTAATTGCCCTTGTTCGAGAGATGGTCTGCCCTTGTCCCTGCCCTTGTAACTTTTATAATCTTGGTAAGTGTCATAATTTACTACAGAAATAAGCAACCCGACGTATGCCCTTGTTAAGTCAGTAGGTCTGCCCTTGTTCGCCGAAGTCCCGTCAATCAAGGGTTTCACTGTTATCATGCCCTCAGATTGTAACCATAAAAGAATGACGCGAACCTCTTTTACAGATGGCTTAATAATGGCTCGGTTAAAGCAGTAGGCCATGGCATCGGCGATAGCTGTATAGGTCGTAACGAGCTGCCCGCGCATGAGTACATGGCCCTTGAAAGTATGGCCATCCTCGAATGCCGCATGGCCAACAATCCAAAAAAACGCCTTGAAAACCTGCGGGGACTTTCCCCAGATTGGGGACTGAAAGACTGTTCGCGCCCATAAGACGCTGCCGCCAGGGATTGCTGCCGTCATCGTTTTTGACCTCCCGGTAACTGATACGCCAGCGGATCAGTAAAACGCGCCGTCATGAGCTGTTGAATTTCGGCTTCCGGACACGGTCCCAGGGCCACTTCGCCTTTGGCATCGGCCAGCTCAGCCAGGAGCAAAAATACGTTTGCGGTTACTGGGTCCTTACGGAAAAGGCGCTTGTAGTCGCGCCTAAATTTGCGATTCAGCATTGTGGCCCTCCGTACGCTCCATGATACCTGCAGCCAGTATCTCACGTAGGCGCTTCTCTACATCGGTCGTTTCGGCCCTGAGTTTAATTTGATCGATATCCAGAGTCATCGGATTAAAATCAATTGTGATGCTGGGTTTATCGCTCATTGCGCATCCTCCGCCTTCCAAGTGCCATCGAGATAGGCACGGATGGCCGACGTTTTCCAGGCCGACGTACGGGGTCCCAGATGCACTGGTGCTGGTATGCGTTTTTCATGGATGGCCTTCCAGAGGGAGCTTTTGCTTATTGGGATTATCGCGGGGTAACCTTTCCCACCGATGATCTGCCAAATCCTTAAGTAGCCATCATCCGGCAGCCTATGATTCACTTCTACATTTGTCTTTTTGTCGATCATCATCGATCTCCTTTTGTTTCGGGT